ATAACTGGTATCATGTACCATTCAGAGACTTCATCAGAACTGGAGTCGATGGAGAAGAAGGATCATTCCTAGATTCTATATTAATTGAAGGCAAATCACTTCTGTTTTATAGAATAGATGGTAAAGAACCTTTCCCAATCACAAGAACATTCGAGACTTCAAAGGCTCTTCGTGGAAAGGTTCTTCAAACAAATCAACCAACAAACAGTATCACCAGTCTCATCTTAAATGAACCAAGATTTGGTTTTGATAACGCTCCACCAGCATCACATCGAAAGATAACTTATGTTAATCTAGAAGGTATGTCAAATCTAAGACAGTTTGGTGTACAAGGAGATAATTGGACTACCCTTCAGTCAGATTTTGAAGCGGCGGAATTACCACTACTTAGAATTTTGGATCTAAGAGGTAGTAATCTATCAGGACTTGTTTTCGATAATGCTCCTGCCATTGAAAGTTTAAATTTAAATGGTAATAACATTACAGGATCTTATGATCTATCATCTCTTACATACCTAACAGAACTAGATTTGTCATATAATAATTTGAGTAATATTGATTTTGGCAGCGAAGATAAGATTTATCTCACAGACTTAAGGACTAGTTACAATACCAATTTAAGTTCTATTCAGGGTTCTTTCCCACAGATACAAAGTTTCAACGTTAATAGATGTAACATAACTGATATTGATTTATCAACTAAACCATATCTGTCATTTATCGAACTCATAGGAAATCCATTAAACAGTGTAAAGATTTCAGGAACTCCCTCGATAAGTTATCTTGGATTAAGTAACACTTTCAATGAAGCCACTTCACTTACAGACTGTGTTCTACCTACACTCGTAAACCGAACACTCACAACAGGTGATTTACCAGATAGTATTAGGGGCGGAAGTAATCCAGATGACGGAGCCATAATTCCTCAACCAACTTACATCACTAAATTAAACTTCAGAAAGAACACTATCAGCGGTTTAAACTATGACGCTTTCGCTCGTAACCTAGCAGAAACAGTAGCAATCACAGTTGTCTCTAAGTTCACTCAAACCAATTTCACAACCGTTGGTGATCTTGGAACGAGAGCAAGTGGATCGGCAATATACTGCAAGGAAATCGATTTCAGTCAAGTCACAGAAAGTGCAACAGATGATTCGAGTAGTGTTCTAGAATTGCTCAAGTATCTTTTCCAGAATGCAACAGCAGCAGATCTACAAGGAATTGATATTTCTGGTGGAGAAACTTTAAGAATAATCTTGACGGGTATAAATACTAGTGTAAGATGGGAAAGTGATTTAGGACAAGCGTTACAAGATGCTATCCCACAGGATATTTACAATAACCTAGCCCTTATAATTTGATGGAGTTTACATGTCAGAATCAGATATCCAACGACGGCTTGATGCGGAAAAGAAGAAGAACAAAAAAAAAGAAGATGTAAATTTTGCTCCTGCAAAGGAAATAAAAAAGAAAACCCTAAAAGATAGAATTGGTATGGTAGGTTCTTTTGCTGCCGCAATGGCATCAAGAGGTCTAGCGAACAATAAAATCGATAGGAAAACTAAGCAACTTCGTGTTCTTTCGTGTCAGGGAAGTGGAGAACTACCACCCTGTGAGTACCTACGAGAAAGTAAAGTAGATTCAGAACGATCTTATTGTGGTGGTTGTGGTTGTGGAGATAGGAAGCAAACTTGGTTAGTTGCCGAAAATGATGAGTATGGTAAACTAGACTATCCTAAAGTTTCTTGTCCTTTAAACATGCCTGGATTCAGTAACTACGAACCATCCTCTTCTGATGAGGCAAATAATCCTATCACTAGACGTTACTACATTGAACAGATGGATATGAAAGATGTAGAAGCGGTTCAGGTTACAATTAACCAAGCACCACCACCCAACGTCAAGTAATAAAAACAATCGAAATCCATAGCGCCTCCTATGTTCTTATACATACTTAAGAACATAGGAGGTTCTCATATGGGTAGTCTTGCATCAAGAGAGCAAATTATCGATTACGCCATGCGTAAATTGGGCGCACCTGTTGTTGAAATTAATGTAGATTACCAGCAGGCAGAAGATCGTTTAGACGAAGCACTTGAATTCTTTACAGAACGACACTTCGATGGTGTTGAGCGTTGTTATTTCAAGCATCAAATAACTTCAACAGATGTTTCAAATCGATATATTTCTACGTCAAATCTACCACCCGTAGATGGCGTTACAGGAAGTGGACCCGATGGATCAGACATTGTGTCTGTGGTTAGAATTTTTCGTATGGAATCCTCCTCATCCAACATGTTTGATATTCGTTACCAGTGGGCATTAAACGATGTGTTTGGTATCAACACAGGAAATGCTTTCGGTGGCGGATCCGAACCTCTTGCTTCTTATGATATTTTTAGAAGATATCATAGTCTGATCAATGACTTCTTCAATCCCGACAAGTCCTTACGTTTTAGTAAAGTAACAAACAAATTACACATTGATATGGACTGGACAAACGATGCAACTATCGGTGACTACATCATCGTCGAAGCATACGCTGCCTTGAATCCAAATATCTACACTGAGATATTTAATGATAGAATGCTTAAGAAATACTTTACTGCCCTACTTAAGAAACAGTGGGGGATGAACATGCTCAAGTACGATGGAATTCAATTACCTGGCGGAGTAAGCCTAAAGGGTGGAGAAATTTATCAACAAGCAGAGCAAGAGGTGGAAAGACTAGAAGAAGAAATTCGACTACAATACGAACTTCCCATCGATTTTATGACGGGATAATAAATGGCAACAAACCCATACTTCAACTTCAAAAGTTCTGCTCCAGAACAAACTCTAATGGAAGATCTAACCATCGAAGCAATCAAAACGATGGGTATGGATGTTCTATATCTTCCTAGAGAATATGTTAAGAAGGATCTTCTCTTCGGAGAGGATGTTCTTAGTCAATTCACAAAGACATATGAAATTGAAATGTACCTCCAGAGTGTCGATGGGTTCCAAGGAGAGGGTGATATTTTAGCCAAGTATGGTCTTGAGATCAAAGACAAAGTTGAAATGGTTGTTTCTAAACGAAGGTTCGTGGATGAAATTAGCAATCTAGAAACTAATGTCGATAGACCAAGAGAAGGAGATCTTATCTTCTTCCCCTTCGGTAATTATCTTTTTGAGATTAACTTCGTAGAGCATGAGAATCCATTCTATCAGTTGGGTAAAAATCAAACCTACTTAATTCAAGCCGAACTCTTCACTTACTCATTAGAGAAATTCCAGACTGGTGTTTGTGGTCCAGATCAACTACACAACACGAAGGAATACGCAACAGAGTTCACAGTAGGAACAGCGGTCAACTCTGGACCTGGCTACTACTTAGGTGAAACAGTATTCCAAGCCGCTGGACTAACGGGTGCGACACTAGGACAGGCAACTGCTTCTGCAACCGTAGTTGGTTGGTCACTGGCAACAAGTAAACTAACAGTATCGAGTACGAGCGGTTCGTTTATAACTGATGGTTCAGAAACAGTTAGAGGTAGCAACTCGGATACAGAATACTATCTAACCGATTCTGATAGTACTAACCTTGTAATTCCAGAAAATATTGTTAGTAATGTTCCTGACGGTGATGCTAATACCTTTGGTGTCGAGAAACAAAGCATCCTAGACTTCTCCGAAACTGATCCATTCTCGGAGGGTAACTATTAATGTTCAGTACTTACTATAATGCAGCAATAAGAAAGTTAGTTGTTGGCTTTGGATCTCTGTTTGATAACATAGTAATCCAAAGAACTAACAGAGCAGGTGATCAGGTTGATAGAATTAGAGTTCCTCTTGCGTATGGACCTTCAGAAAAATTCTTAATGCGTCTGGATCAGCCGAGCAGTATCAACGAAGATAAAACTAGCGTACAAATTACATTACCTAGAATGTCGTTTGAAATTACAGCGATATCATATGACTCTGGTAGAATAAAGAATAGGTTAAATCAAACTTGGGCTACTCCATCAACAGATGGATCAACTACCTTTTCGTATTCAGAAGTGCCATATAACGTTACTTTTTCTCTTTATGCCATGGTGAGAAATATGGATGACGGTTTTCAAATTATGGAACAAGTTCTTCCATTATTTTCACCTGACTTTAATATTAGAATAAACTTTACTGACCTGCACAAGAAAGTAGATGTTCCTATTATCCTCAACGATGTAACACTCGCAGAGGATTATGATGGTGACTTTGATACTAGAAGAAATATTCTTTTGACTTTTGATTTTACTGCCAAGACATACGTCTATGGACCAGAGAAGACATCGAAACTAATTGGAATTGCAAATCTTCGGACTTGGGATTATCTAGAAGGCAAGTCAGGAGCGTATGAATTTATAGAGACTGGTGTTTGTGGTGGAATTTCTGGTATTACCGCAGGACAAACCTATGACACATATCAACATATTTACGAAGTAGGAGTTCATGGACAAACTGGAGCGATAGATAATTACGGGAACTATATTGGTCCCACATACGGATAGGAATTATTATGGATCCCAATAAAAATCTAGCAAAGGCCTTAGGCGTGGACTTTGAAGAAAAAGAAAAGAAAGAGATAGTCAAGAAGAAACCAACTGAGATCACAGTCGATCATAAGGATATTAAGGATCCTGATCTCAAGAAGGACTATCTTGCTACACGAAAGAACCTGATGGATCTTATCGATAACGGTAAGGATGCCATTCAGGGTATTATGAACGTAGCAGAAGAGGGTGAGCATCCCCGCGCCTATGAAGTCGTTGCTCAACTCATCAAGACTGTTGCCGATGTGAACAAGGATCTCATTGACATTCACAAGAAAGTCAAGGATGTGGAAGTCACCAAAGTTGAAAATAATGAAACAACTAACAACTCTATCTTCATTGGATCGACATCAGAGTTACAGAACTTGATTAATGCCAATAGAAGTACCAAGAAGGTTGTTAATGAAATAGTGGATGAACCAAAGGATGACGGATAAAAAAAGTGGTTATCTGGGAAACCCTAACTTGAAAGAGTCGGGGCGTGAGCAGAACTTTACCAAAGAACAAATTAAAGAGTACATGAAGTGCGCCCAAGATCCGAACTACTTTATCAAAGAGTATGTTAAGGTTGTCTCTCTGGATGAGGGTTTGATTCCATTTGAACTCTATGATTATCAAGAGGATATTGTCGAGAAGGTTCACAACAATCGTTTTGTGATTGCTAAACTACCACGACAAAGTGGTAAGTCAACCACGATCGTATCCTATATTCTCCACTACATTCTATTCAACCAGTCAATGACTGTTGGTATTCTCGCTAACAAGCAGGCTACCTCCCGTGAGATTCTATCTCGTCTTAAACTTGCATACGAGTATCTACCCCTATGGTTACAGCAAGGGATTGTGGAATGGAACAAGGGATCTATCATCCTAGAGAATGGATCTAAGGTTCTTGCTTCTGCGACATCATCATCTGCCATTCGTGGTGGTTCATTCAACATGATCTTCCTTGACGAATTTGCTCACGTTCCAAATAATATTGCCGAAGAGTTCTTTAGTTCTGTATATCCCACCGTGACATCTGGACAGAACACAAAGGTGCTTATGGTATCCACTCCAAATGGACTGAACATGTTCTATCATTATTGGAAGCACGCCATCAAGGAGGTGGGAGAGTCTGGAAAGAATGAATATATTCCGATCGAGGTCCATTGGTCTCAGGTTCCTAAGTATCCAGGCGGTCCTCTCCGTGATGAGGCATGGATGAATGAAACCATTGCCAACACCAGCGAGCAGCAGTTCCAGTCAGAGTTTGAGTGTGACTTCATCGGCTCCAGTAACACCTTGATATCCTCACACAAGATTCACTCCCTTGCTTGGGTGAAGCCTAAGATCAAAAACGCAGATGGACTTTGTGTTTATGATGATCCTGTAGAGGGACATACCTATGTGATCACTGTGGATACCTCCAGAGGTCAGGGAAAGGACTACAGTGCGTTCTGTGTGATTGACATAACAAATCCCCCATATAAAGTTGTAGCACGCTTTAGAAACAAA